GTAGTTGATGCGAGTCGGGTCTTTGAGCAGTTCTGCGCCAATCAGTGCGTAGGTGCCCTTACGCTTCGCGCCTTTGTGCCACCACTTTTGTTCGCCTGGTTGTGCAGGAATGTAGGACAGTGTGACGATCTGCTTGGTTTCGTCCCTGTAGGGCAGGATCAAGTAGCCCTCGAAGTCTGGGCCTGTGGATAACTTTAGCCCAAGGTTGGGCACTTGTTTGCGTTGTAGGTACGGATGGTCGTCTACCTCTGCGGCGTGCTTCCAGATCTTGCGACACTCTTTTGCTTTCGCCCGGTGCTGCTCTGCCAACCTTGCCTGGTATTCTGCACGGGCTTGCTCGATCAGCTCACGCTCACGTTGTCGCTCTTCCTCGGTGAGCTGTTCTCGACCGTCTGGAAACCAGCGTGCTATGGGTGCGTCACCTTCTCGCCAATCGAAGCACAAGCCAAGTGGGCTTTCCTGGTGCAAGAACAGCAGATACCATCCCTTGTCCTTACGCGCTCTACCGTTGTAGGCGCTCCAGGCTTTGCCTCTGCCGTGCTCGACCAACCCCTCTTTGGGGTCCGGTTCCATCATGTGATCAGCTAGGAAATTGAGAAAACTTTCGCGTAGATTACCCGACAACGGTCGAGACATATCTTTGCTCGGACCGCTTCTCACATTTTTTAAGCTCATCAACTTTTCCCGCTTGCGAAATTACAAAGGTTTGCAATATACTCCAAACCGTTATAACCGAGCAATAGGAAAAAAGCGATGGCGATTCTCGCAAGCGATTCTGGTGGCAGCGATTACGAGTATGTCCCTGTACCAGAGGGTATGCATGATGCAATTTGTTACAAACTTGTAGATGCAGGTACAAACTGGAACGAATTTCAGGGCGAAAAAAACAAACAACATTCAGTGTTTGTTTGGTGGGAGTTGCCCAAAACGCGCACAGAGGACGACCGTCCGATGTCTGTGTTCAAAGAGTACCGGCTCAGTTTGCATGAACAAGCAGCCCTGCGGAGGGATCTGCAAGCTTGGCGGAACAACCAGTTCACACCGTCAGAGCTAGAAAGCTTTGATTTGACTGCGATAGTAGGTGTGTCTTGCAAGATAAGCGTAGGGCGCACCGCTGGCGGTAGGGATAAAGTAACAGGCGTCTATTGTGCGGACGGCGGACCCAAAAAGGCCGCGACTGAAAATGATCAAGTCATCTTCGATCTTGAAGATTACATTGACGAGTTTATCGGCAAGTCGAGCGAGCGCAGCAAGAAAGCGTGTGACATTTTTGAGGATCTGCCGCCTTTCGTAAAATGGAGAATTGCAGGGTGCGATGAGCCAAACAAAGATCAAGTTGAGCCATGCTTCGAGTTGCAGGCTGCAACGAATAAGGCGGCACCTCAAACCGCAACGGCACCAGCACCGGCAGCGGACGACGACGACGACTTTGAAGACGACGTACCGTTCTAATGGCTAAGCGAGGACGACCACGCAAAAACCCAGACATGGTGAACAGCCCGGCGCATTATGCGTCAGGTGATGTGGAGTGCATCGATGCCATGGTAAGTGCGTTTGGCAAGAAGCGGGTTCAGGAGTACGCTGAGATTGCAGCGTTCAAATACATTTGGAGACAGGGGAAAAAGGGTGATGCTAACGAAGATAAAAACAAAGCGATTTGGTACTTACTCTGGTCGCGAGGCCAAGATCCTCGAAAAAATAAACAGGGATGAGGGGATTGCTTGGCTTAGCGTCCCACGGTTCACAAGCTGGGCGATGATTTCAGTCTTTGTGTTTGGCTTCCTTGCTGGAAGTATCGCAGGCTTGTGATTAGTCAGGGTCTTCATCACGCCCTCCAGCGCGTTCCCGTCCGCGTGACTAAAAGGCGGGTCTAATTCGGAGAAGTCATGGAAATAGTAAAACCAAAGAAAAGGTTTGACCTGGAGATCTTGATCACGTCGGTAAAATTCATGTCCGTCGAAGCCGACACCATCGAAGAGGCCAGAGAACTTGCTTTGCAGCAATCGCGTAAACATTTCGGTGAAGATTTTCGCGGAGTGGACATCGTAGAGGCTCCGAAAAATTATGAAATTTGAACCGGGGATATACGAAGACCTGGATTACCCAACTTACGCCAGCATACCAGCCTGGCGCTCTCATGACCTCACCACGCTGATAAAGTGTCCATACACCTGGAAGCACCAGCGCGAGATCAAAGAGTCGCCTGCGCTCTTGGAAGGGCGCGTACAGCACACCGTGTTTTTGGAGCACCATAAATTCTTTGACGAGTTCGCTATCGAGCCGCCCGTTGACCGACGGACCAAAGCTGGCAAAGCAGAGTATGCGGAATGGCTAGAAGACCTGGGCGACCGCACACCCTGTAAGCAGGATATGTATGACGTTTGTATGGAGCGCCGTGCTGTTGTGTCCGATTACATCCCCACGGACGATCACCGAGTCGAGCTGACGTTGCTGTTTAACTGGTGTGGTCAGCCGTGTAAGGCCAAGTTAGACTGGTACACCGGCACCGACGTGTGGGATCTCAAGACGTGCCGTGACGCCTCACCTCGCGGCTTCAGGCTGGCGATCAATCAATTCAAGTACTACCAGCAAGCTGCGTTTTATCTCGCTGCGTGCGAGTTTGTAGGACTGCCAGCAGAGAAGTTTTACTTTCTCGCTCAGGAGAAGATGCACCCCTACCCCTTTGGCGTGTACACGCTGAGCGACGAGGCCATCCAGTACGGTCATGCTCGAAACGAACAAGCGTTGGTCCTGGGCATGGACGCTCGTGGTCGTAATGATCTGAAGCCCTATGGCCTCAAAGAACCTGTGGAATTCACCGCTGACGAACTCTATTGAGCAAGAGAGGCAGTGGGCAGCAGATTTGAAACTGACCGCTGCGCGTATGGCCTGGCGTCAACGACGCCAACCTGTGCCATCAGGTAGATACTCTTGGGCGGTGTGGTGGGAGAAAAAGTTTGGGGAAGGGGAAACGCTCAGCGAATATGCTGAGCGTATGAGGAAGCTAAAAGACACTGACTGATAGCTTGCAAGTTGGTTGGATCAACTGTTGCAAGCAGCTATTTCATCCAATGAAAGAGGAACCCATACGGCGTATTCGACACCGACGGTGTCAAATATGATGTGGCATTTTTTGCCTAGTTTTTTAGTCCACCAGTCAGCGTAAATCTTCGCGGTCAAGAACTGGTCACCGACAAAAGACAACGATGCCTCTCCATCATGCTCACTCACAAATTTTCGGATCGCTTGATCGTGAAGGTTGTTTTCTTGGAGGTTGCCATCTCGAATGCCGAACACCTCAAAACGATGAGGCTGCTCAGATGAAAAATCCGAGTAGTGACTGTTTGCGAGTGGATCGATCTCTGCCTGAGTGAATTCTAATTCTATTTTCATCATCTTTTCCTTTACATCGCGTCCGTAATTTTTCGATAGGTTTCCAGGTAGTCGGGAGAAACTAAATACTCTTCGTTTTTCCGAATCCTTTTCAACGCGTTTTTCAAAGACTGCATTGAAGCAGTGTCGTAAACACCATTAGTCAAATAGTCAACGTCCGTTTCGTACTCCAGCAAATCAATAAAATCTTGAAGTGCAGTAGTGATGCTGGACCATTCATCTTCTGTAAAGTGGGCCTCATTTTCGATATCGCCGCCGGGCATCACGGTCATGTGAGACTCGTATTGTGCGTCAGTTTTTTTGTGCCATTCCATCATCTTCTCCGTTTGCGTCGAGCCTCATTGCCCGACACAGATATGATGCCAAAAAGTGACCCCTGTGTCTACAACTAGTTGCAACTATTTGCAAACAGGAGGGGCTACGAAAAGTAACCCTCTAAATCAATTGATTCGGTAATCGCGCCCTCTTTGACCTCGTCCACCTGTATGTCGTGATACCCCTCGTCCCGCAGTTCGATGGCTCGTGTGATGGTCCAATCGAAATCAGGATCGAAATGTATTTGAGGGGTGTGGTCCTCTCTGGTAACACGATCCTCGACCGGCAGTCGGTAGTAAGAAATCTGCCAAACGTCCTCGTACCAAAAAATGTCTTCGTTGTAGCCCTTCCTAGACTCCCAATCTTGAACCGTTATGATGCGGCCACCAAGGTCTCCATGTGGTTGACTCTCTGCTTGCAAATATCCAGAAACAGATCCATATCCGTCTTCGATGTCGTCAATGTTGATGGCGCTCGGTTTGTGAACATCGACAAAATGATCCGCCGCTTCTTTTAGGGATGTAGTCATCATCTTCTCCTGGTTAGTGATTAGTTCAAGTACTCTGGGCCAGTCCACTTGATCCAAGTGAAGTCGCCCTTCAACACGTTGCCTCTGGCTTGGTTCCTGGCAGGGGTTGCCCATCCAGCAGCCATCAAGATGTCGCCTTTCTCGAACATCTCGTCATCATCAGTGTTGACAACGAAAGCCCAGGCCGCGCCCTCGTTGATCACTTTGATGTACTTGCGTCCGGTCTTGACCTCAAAACCATTCTCGTATCGCTCGATCATGTCTTCACGACTGAATCGGTTCTTGTAGTCCTCGACCGCAATCTCGATCATCTTTTTAATTCCTTCCATCATCTTCTCCGTAGTTGGTTTTCCAAGACGCCTTTCGGCGTTTCACGCTGGTTACCATCCAGCACTCATCAGTTAGACACGCCATTTTGGGTCAACGAAAATAGTCACGCCTTTGCATTCATCGTCGTAGTTGTCCAACGCGCAAATAATATTGCCAGCCGTAACGTAATTTTTGCAGAGAGCGTCAGGATCGTCTTTTGGCGGCACCTTCACGGTGATTCGGTCCTTTATAAGAGTCAAAAACATCCGTATATCTTCATCACTGAAGCTGTTGGCTAAAGCTCGAAGCTCTGCCGGGGTCATCGCGTCTGTGTCTTTCGTCTCTGTGCCTAGATCTATCAACATCATCTTCTCCGTTTTTGCCGAGCACCATTACCCGACAAGGAAAGTATCTCAAAAACAACCCTTGTTGTCTACAACTAGTTGCAACTTTCTATAACTATTTCACTGGGACCACAGCTCCATGTTGTCAATGATCCTTTGCTGATCGTAGAGCCAGAACACCAACAGGTAGCGGTCGCCAGACTCAACGGGTAGTCCTCGGTGCAGGTTGGTGAAGCTGGGAAAGATCAGCGCGTGCCCAGTCGGTAAAGGGTTCAGCACCCCATGGTTGTGGAACTCAGTGCCGCCGCCTTTGTAATCGTTGGTGTTGAGCGGCACAACGACTGAGATATCGGACGAGTGATCGTGATGCCAAGCGCCCTGCTTTTTGTCTTTGATGTTGTAGTTGGCAATCTGAATCGACGCAATGTCCGCACAATTGCGCTGGTATAACGCCCAGAATATGGGATTGAGGACGTTTTGGACGACGAACCACATAGACCTATACAACTCTGGAACGTGCTCCCTCAGCACGATTTCAGGGATCTGGCGCAGTTCGTCCTCCCGGTCGTTTGGCTCGAAGGGTATTTCCTTGCGCATCTGCTCGATTTCTTCGACCAACATTTTGCAGAACTGCCGACGAAACAACGGCACCTTGAACACCCCATCAAAGCTTTTCTTGATGTGATCCATCACGGGCAAACGGCGTAAATCCTCACGTCCCTGCTGCGCTCGGTATCTCGCAATCTCCGGTAGTGTCTCTTGCACCGAGGTGTACAGGGGTTGATTGATCATCCAATGACTTTGCATCGAAAGCATATAATTTTTGAGCTGATACATTTAGTTGCTAATGTTTACAAACGAGCATACAATTTAGCACAAATCAGTAGAGATTTGACCCATGGAAAAAGCGCAAATACCGCCTGAAACCAATGCACAAGGTCGTAGCCCTCGGCGAAGCCTAGCGGTGGACGACGAAACGTTTGACACCCTGGACACCGTTTGTGCAGAGCGTGGCTGGACCAAAATCGAAGCTTTGAAGCGTCTGATCAACCGAGAAAAAGAAAAGATCGCACGAGAAAAGCAGCAAGAGGACATGGCTGACGAGCGAGCATATAGCCGACCATGAAACTATTCAAAAAAGAGGCGTCAGTGCCTCAGAGTTACCGCCCAGTGCTCGAAGCGACTGAGGTGCTAGAGTTGTTCGCCAGGATGACTTTGCACCAGCAGGCGGCTCTCATGCGCCTTATGAGCCGCAATCTGATGATTGAGATCGATGGCGAAGTGAATATGGGTTATGACTTCGACTACAACGTTGCGGGTGCGATGATCGTCGCCACCCCTGCCATTCCCGA